CCGAGACGAGCGCGGTTGGAGAATTTGTCCGTGAATGAGGTAACGTCTGCACCTTCCGCAACACCCGTTGTGGTGGGTGTAGCAAGGCTATCGACAGTCCACTCAACGTAGGTAGCGGTAGCTTTGGATTTAGCGGCGGACGAAAGAACTGGCGTCTCCTCAGGGGCGAGGATCGTCAGAACGTCTGTGAGGTCTTCGCGGTTGGAAACAGCGGAGCCCGTGTTAGTTGTATCAAATGTATTAGAAAAGGCCATATTATTAAAAGTTTACTTGCGTTTAGATTTCTGAAGGGTGCGGAAGGCAATATAGTCGCCTATGCTTCCTGAGTCCAAAAGGCGCGTTCTAGCGTCTTTCACTGCTTTTTCGCCCTTCACTGCTGGCCGCTCACTAGAAGCGGCATACAGATCGGGACTACCGGACGGATTGACCTTGAGACTTGGCTTATCAAGACTGATGAGTTTGCGGCCATATAACGAGTTAGCGGCGTGCGCCAACAGGTATGGGAGTTGAGGGGCAATTTCTGGCATCACATCCTCGATATTTTTGAGGCGTGGGTCAGACATCATTGCTTGGTATTGGCGACGAATATCGCTGTCTTCTTGGGCAGACAACCAATTCAACTCTTTTGTAGCTTGGTTCTCAAAGGCGGAACGTAGCGACTTGCGCTGTTCCTTAGCATTCAACTCTTTTTGCTGGGCGGGAAGATATTTGTCCCGTGCTTTTCTGGCACGACGCAAATGATCTTTTACCTCAGCTTTGGTGAGTTCCTTGCCATCCACTGTGGCGGCAACGTCCTCGTATCCAATAGTCTCAGCTTTATCGAGAACATCCTCCGCCCACTCAATAACCTCGTTTACTTGCTCAGATTGTTTACTGAGTTCGTCGGCAGTTTTGATGTGTTCGTAGGGATTGTTCTCTACCTTTGGCTCAAGAGCGTTCTTATTGCTCTGCTGCTGGAAATAGGTTTCCATTTGCGCCATACGTTCTTCAGCCATTTTTCGTTTGGCTGTAAGTTCCGCAATGCGTTTAAGCAGACCAGATTTACCCTTTTGAGCAAGCTCGGCAATGTCATCATCTGACAATTCCGTTAGGTCAAGTTGTGAAAGAACATCCTTGCCTTTGGTGTTTGTAGATTCCTGAGGTTCGCCACCTTCCTGTGCGTCTGGCGTTTCAGTATCTACCTGTTCCTCTGGCTCGGCCTTATTTGTGGGCTCTTCGACAATCTCTTGCTTCTGGGTTACAGTAGCTTGAGGCTTGCTTTTAAGCTCACCTAAACGACGAACAGCATATTCGTTCATCGTGATGTTGGACTTATCATTACTCACTGTTGATTTATCGTCCCCAGCGGCGGACGGTGCGACATTAGACATATTATTGTTTTCCGCTGACTTTACGCCACAGCGATTGCGTGCCAGCATCATAGCAAGGTTTTTGTTTGCTATTTTTAATCTAAGCATAGAGAAGCATTAACGCCCTTGTAGCTCAGTGGTAGAGCACCAGTTTTGTAAACTGGCTGTCGTAGGTTCGATCCCTATCGGGGGCTCCACTATCTTCCCATCCGCCGTAGCTGGATGGTGTTGAAGCCACCAGCTACGAGGATTTCGTCGCATTGGAGAATACGTCCGCTAATTTGCTGAATCCTATCGGCACTTACGTCGTGGAGTTGCTGGATAAGCGACTCACGGGTGCTGTGAATTTCTTCAAGAAAATCAACAAATGTTTCGTTATGCGAAAGATGTTCTAGTTTTTTGATGTCCATGAATTACTGTGTTTGCGGGCCGGGGGCCATACCTGAAGGAGCTTGCTGCATATTCTGTGTTGGCATTCCGCCCATTTCGGCGGGAGCTGTGCCAATACGCCCAATCTGTGCGTTTTGGGCTTGTTGCATCTGAAACTGATATTGCTGGGCGTATTTCTGGAAACGGGCTGCAAACGCCTTATCCTGCTGTAAACGCTGCATAACGTCAGGTTGCTGTTGATATTGCTGCAAGACTTGCATAGCAACTTGAGCCCCGTTAGGGCGAGCACCCACTTCAATACCGGCGTAAATCTTAGACAAGTCATCCGTAACCTGTTTAACCACTTGCTCTTGGGCTTGCTCACGGGGGCGCAGGATAGCGTCAGCAATAATAGGATTAATGGCCGAACCGCTAATTTCAAGCAGTGCATCAACGTCAATACGACCATTTCTATCAAGCTGCATGAGTTGAACAAACTGACCGAGTTGTGTTTCCACGTTGTCAGGGTCGTTGTGCAGAACGTCGTAGTTAATAATGATGTCGAAGTTCTCATTAGGATCGCCCTTGTTGAACTTCTGTGGATCAGAAACACCTGTTACACGGAAGAACACTTGGTCAGGGCCAAATCTTTGATAGCATTTGTATGACAAGCGAAGCACTTCTTTAACATGGGTGAGAAACTTGTCCACAAAATACTGCTGCTGGATTGTAGAAAGTGGATTACCAACGTCTAAACCAATGAGCTTGTCGGCTTGGGTTAGGAGGGTGTTCTCCATCTCTACGCTGCCGGGATTGTATTGTGGCGTTGGGCCGTAACGAATCTCCCCTTGGCGGCGATAGGGTAGAAGACCACCGGGGCGAATATCGCTAGGCGGGAAGCCCATTGGATGCTCAATCCACGGAAGCGTAGCAAGCGAGTTGCGGTCCGTGCGGCTATCGCGCTCCACCTTGGTTTGCCACTGAATGCCTTTGAGCAAATCAGCAAAGCTCTGAATATCGTAAAGACGGCTGTTGTCCTCGCTGATTTTTGTTACAACAAAGGGATAGTCTTCGTAGCCGTTTAGTAATTCGTGCTTGGCATGGTCTTCAACATTTTGCCGCCCGATTACGTTTCTATGGAAAACAGTGCAGTAGATGCCTTCGGCGTTGTCTTCATCAACCAAGCGTTGGTAGCAATAAATTACTTCAAACAACTCACTGGCGTCATACGTCGTGGACTTGTAAGTAAAATTGGTGTTGTTGTTGTTATTATTATTTATCGGGTCGCCTTGTTCGCCGCAATTCTCAATGACATAATCAACCCAGCTTTCATCCCAGCCCTCTGTTGCAATTTTATTTTTAAGTTGCTGGGCACTCATTAACACACGCCAAAAACAATAAGGAACCCTCTGCGGGTCGGTGGTGTAAGACGGAAACAAAACATCTCCATCAGGAGCGATAGCCTGAACCATTGGGCAATCTACGCTGCGCCGAATGATGGGGAACTCCGCATTGCCAGTCTTCCGCAAATCGTTTAAGGCACGCTTTGCCTTCTTGTCGGTCATTCCGTTGAACTGACCTTTTAACAACTCAACCAGTTGGTCGTCAGATGTTTTTTCCAAGATGGCTTTAACCAAATCGGGGCTAACTTGCTGGAGCTGTTCTAATGTGAGCTTCTGTTTGAAGATGCGGTCTTCCTTCTGCCAGCCCACATAGGTAATCATAATGCCACGCTCAAGGAGGTAGTTGGCTCCTAGCTCCATCTGACGTTTGAACTGGGGAATGTAATTGGCCACCATCCACTTTAGGAATGCGCTAGTGACACGGGCGCGGCCAATGTCGCTGGACTCAATTGGGTAGGCGCGAATGTTGGCGCGGTTGAGCGAGGACATGAACATCGCTACATAACGATTGATGCGTTCGTTAATGACATGGGACTCCTGATCGGATGCTCCCTTCCACGGGAAGGCATCGCTTCCATTCTTCCGCAAGTCCTCAGACTTACCAGACCACAAATTGCGCCGATTGTCATAGGCGTCAGAGCACTGGTTAAAATAGAAGTTGAGGTCAGTGGTAGTGCGTTCAAACGCATTACGAATAGCCAAAACATTTGGCTTATCCTGAACGTAAATAAGTGCTTCTTGATTATCGATTTCCATTTAGATTTTGTCCAATAGCGCGGATGATGCGATAGGCTGCGCCTTTATCAATTGCTACTTTGTCCGCTAGGACAGCAGCTTCAATTGGTTGGTATTCAGCGTGAAGTGTTCGTTGAAGAATTTCAAAACCCAAAAGACGATCTATCTGTTCGTCCTGCCACTTGCGGTCCAATGTAATATCAATCTCCAAGCATTTCATGGCGATAGGTAGTTCCACCGGATGAGTCTGTAATTGCGTCAACATTTATTCGTTTGCCCAACAGCTTACCACGGAGTTTGCGAGGGATTGCAACAGGCACCTTTCCTTCATGGCCTTCCAGCTTTGCATAAACCCATCTTGGGTTGCGGGCTTCCATTAACACCGTTGCCCTAATTTTGTTGGGAACCGCCAACGGAGCTTCAAGAGATAGCTCAATTAGCTCTACGGCTTCTTCAGATAGGTAGGTGTTCTTGCCGTAACCAGAATAGTGAACCCCCTCTGTTAACTTTGCGGCTTTGATTTTAAGCAGCTCGTTTACTGTCTTGCCCAGCTTTTCGGCCAGTGTAATAATTTTAACTTTAGACATTAGTATCCGCTCTTTCGTTTTGATTGTTGTATTGTCTTATCCACCCAACGTATTCCGTCGATACACGCATAGCGTATGACATCTATTGGGTCTTTCCATGCTTCATCTGTGCCGCCGTCGCCAGTGTATTCCTGAAGAGCGGTGATGATGTTCTGGCAATTCTCTGAAACATAGAAGTGGGGTCGGTTGATGCTATCAATCTTAGCCTTACGATTGTATGCCATCTTACTCTGGATAGCCTGAATGCCGTCTTCAATGTCCAAGCCGGGAGCAGCGTTAAACGTAAGCCCATTGTCTGCAAGGTCTTCAATGATGGAACTTGCTCCGTTCTGTGATTGATACTTGGCTGCACCTAGGCGCGGGTCAATGAGCCGGTCTAGTATGTCCTCCTTGTCGTCTGACTCTAGTTGGACAATTAGGTCAACGTAGTTCTTAATGCCATAGCCCAGTCCCTTGCTGCCGTCTCCACCCGCCCATTTACCGCCGTGCCACTTGGCCCAGTCTCCCACATTGCAGTCCGGCCACTCACGATAGACGTAGTAGGTCTCGCTCTCATCCACAGCTATCCAGCACATGAACCAGTTCTTCCTCCCGGCGGGGTCTAGCACCATGTAGCGGGTTACGTTCTCACGCGGTATCTTGTCATGTGGTATGACATTAACCTCCCGCGAGAACATAGGGAACCTAGTGGATGCACTCTTGGTTGGAACCCCGTAGGCTCTCGTTAAGACTTCTTCTT